GGGTTTTTAAAGTATAACTCTACATTCGGATACTCTTTATTTATGTATTCTAAAAGAGCAATAAATTGTGCTTTTTGCACATCACCAACTCCAGAATGATACGTATAATTATCTCTGTAGTTGTATTGTCCTTTGAATACATTCTCTACTTGATCGAACTGTAATGAGTCATAACCAAGTAAACATATCTCTTTATAACCGTGATCTACTGCATAACCTAGAGCATACATGCCTGATAACATGTTCTTGAACTCTGGTTTTTTATATATAACTATGTTATCTTGATGGGTAGTACTATATCCAGTGAAGTAATGTCTCCCATCACATGCACCTGTAGTCAACTCTGACTGCATCACAAATGCATTGTCGTCTGGTCGGCGAGTCTCGACTGTCTCACCATCTATTCCCATCTTAATCATTTCCCATGCATCAATAGGCAGTTCGTTCCATTCTCCCATTACTACTTTGTTAGTCTTGTAGTATTCATCTTCTATGATTTTATGTTGTGGATATACGTCACCACAAAACACTAAGTCAGGTGTATGAGTAGTGTAGATCATGTTAAACCCCCACCATTCACCTAGTGCATCTAAGTCCAGATCTTTCCTTGATGGTCCATTACCTACTAAGTAGAGCATAGTTGTATTAGTTGTTGTTTAAACTTGGGGAAGTCATAGTTAAGAAACGATTTGTATTTCTGTATCTTTGCTATTACTTCTGGGTATACAATAGTTTCAGTTATTAGATCATTCCACTTCTTACTATACCCTGTTACATCATCTAGTATACACATCGTTTCAATAGAAACATTTTTTGCCATATACTGCTTCAGTAAATAGGGGTGTTGACCGTTTTTAACTGTTAACACTTCTTGTATAGATTTTTTGTCGAGGAGTCTTGATACATCTAGATCAAATAGATAGGACATTTTTTGATTTCTTTTCTTCCATTCTGTAAATCTCTTATGAGATTCGTTCTCTAGCATTTCACCTGCCCACATATCTTTAACTGATAAATTCGCAATGTAGAAATGTTTCAATTCTTCTTTATACTTACGTGATAATTTTGCGAAGTGAAACTTGTCATTACGTTTTAGAAAGGATGGCAAATCTGCTTTTACTTTGCCATTGTATTTGACAAAGTTATACCCTGCAGAATTAAAGTGTAACTTAATTCCAAGGTATAACAGATATGCATCGTACCCTTCTCTGCTTGTCATTACTTATTGACAATAACTTTTTTAGGTTTTGGTGCAACGATACTCGATGTTGCTTGTGTCCACCCTTCTACTACTTTATCGTTAGTGGGTGTTACGAATGTGAAAGTATCAAAAGTCATTGTATCAGGATTTTCTACACCCGTCATAGCAACACCTTTTGCAAAACCCATACTTGAATTCTCTGGGTTAGTTACAATCATTCTAGGATCTGCAAGTGTAAGTGGTTCTACTGAATCCACTTTACCAACAAACTCGCCGTTTAACGTTACGACTGAAACGATATCACCTTTTTCCATAATTACTCCTTATCAAAAAACGTTTGTAGAGAACCTCTACTACTTTTAACCCTGTTGATAAGTTTGAGACTTTCTGCTTCTGCTTCAAGTTTCTCTTTCAATGGATTAGAGAGCAAACGTTTGGCACCCTCTGGTTCAATATTGTTATCTTCACATATCTTAAGTATAGCACTCATGACATCGGTACGTTTATCTACAATTAGACGTTCAACTTTTTCTGTAAACTCTTTTTTACTAATCATTATACTAGTGGTGCTCCTGATTGTTCATCGAATAGTATGTTTTCTCTCCAATCTCTGACAACACTATAGTACCCATAATACGTAGGACTACTATCATGAACTCCAAGACCACCTTCTGCATAATCTGTTTCTAAGAATTCTATAAGGTGTTCTGCTTCTTCTATTAGGCCAAGTGTAAGTTCATCTTGACTTTCAATTTCGAGATAATCTAATAAAGAGTTATATGCATTATCGTATGCTTGTTGATGAACCCAATCATCTGCTTTATAGATCATCTTACTCCAATTCCAATCTTGCTTTAGATTGAATTCTTTTTTATCTGACATTATTATTATACTCCGTATAGATTCTCATATTGCTTACGTAATTGTACCAACTCTTCGATATGATCTTGAGGGTTTGATGTAAACAACTGAAAACCTGATTGCCCTTCAACTGCAACGATGGCAGTCACTTCTTCAATTTCTTGACCTGTTAATTCTTCAACCATAAGTGCATATGCAGTCATTTGGACATACCACCCTGTTGCCATGCTTTCAGTCTTCATCTTACTAGAAGTCTTAAAGTCGATGATTGATAAGACATTATCAAATAGACCTACACAGTCTACTCGTCCTGCCATTTTAAGTTCTGTTGAATAAAGAGGTGCCTCTAAGGCAATAGGTATGATTTCATCTAGTACTGGTTGTACGCCTTTAAACATACTCTCTTGTAAGATATCATCAAACTCTATGTACTCTTTTTCTTTTCTAAGATAGTCTTCTACGAGTTGATGAAACTTTGTACCTCTTCGTGTTGCTCGTGCTGATACTCTGTTTGCTTCTTCCGCACCAACACGTTCTCTCCACAATTTAATCTGTTCTCTGCTTCGAAGACCTGTAACTGTCGTTACTGATGGGTACTTGATAGTACCAGTAGGATCAACATAGAAACGTTTTCCATCTTCTTGTATGGTGTTTAGTTGAATGTCTTCGAGTTCATGTAACTCTACTTTGTTTAGTTTTAATTTAGTCATAATCTATTCTACTTCTTTTTGCTCTGTAGGTCAACATGTTTTTTGATAGTATCTCTAGTCTTCACTTCTTTTGCAGACTTTCTATGATACCTTTCACCAAGTGGTGTGTCGATATTGTTTGATGCAATCTTAGACATCACTTCTTTAAATCCAGAATCTGGTTTAACTCTGTCCCCAATCCCACCCACTGTAGTTGGGGCAGAAAGAACTTGTTGCTTTAGATGTGGGTTATTTGCTTTGAATTTATCTAACTTAGTGTAAGACATGATATGTTCTTCCACCTCATTAGTATCAGTGTTTAGAAAGTCGTATGCTGGCATTAGATTGGGTTTCCTTGTATTCGTTTCTCTACAAGTTCTTTCACTTTCTCTTCTGAATACCAAAGACCACTAAACATTTCTTCGTGATCTGGCCAAGTAACTATGTAACGTTTGTAACCGAATGGTCTTTCTGAGAAGATTCTTACATCTCCGTATGATTCAACTAATACTCTCATGCTAACATAAACTCTGGTACAGGTCTACCTGTCCATTTTGCGAAATCTTTTTTGTAGATTCTATAGTATTTATGATACGCCTCAACAGTTGATTCTGTCTTGACATCATCAGGCATACACTGAGGTGGTTCTGACCATCTACCAAGTTTGATATTGTCAGGTAGATTATTAAGAACATTTCTAAGTTTAGTATCTGTCAGGTGTTTCTTTTCATACCTGTAAGTATACTCTTCACATAGATTAACAAACATATCGTATGCAAATTGATATTGAATAGCATTCTCACGTACCCATCGTGTAGAGGGGTGATTGATATGACTTGCTTTGTATAAGATGCCTTCACGATCTGGATCGAGACGCCATCTTTGTATTCTACGTCCACTAGATGCATCAGTGTATTGATCACCATCGAGTATACGATGTGCCGTTGATAGCATCTGGGCATACTCGATAATCATCTTAACTACATGTTTGTCACAGTGTAGTTTTGCTGATACTTCTGGTTGTCTGTGTAAATAAAATAAATTCATACGTTGCTTTCTATGTTGTCTACAGTACATTGTACACTATCAACTGTACTTTGTAAAGATGATATTTCAGATTCTAGTGTACTCATTGCACTATCCATCTGATCAATCATAGAATGAGTTGCATTTAGATTATCGTTAATCTCGTTTAATTTATCCATTAAATTTTCAAATAGTTTATCCATTATTACCTCACTTATAAAAAATATGATCTGTTATTATTACTGTCTCGTTAAGACTTTCATT